GGCCGCCACCGCCAGTCGGGCGGAGTTCGAGAAGGTCTCCCTCAAGGCCGCCAGCCTCTTCGGCATGGCGTACGCCACCGAGGAGATCCTGGCCGACTCGCCGATCAGCTTCGCGGCGCTCATCGCCGCCGGCTTCTCGACGCAGTTCGGCGCGCACATGCTGAACGAGAAGGTCAACGGGCTCGGAGGCGACCAGTTCAAGGGCATCCTCAAGACCCTCGCCGCCTCCAGTCTCGGCCCCACGATCTCGATCACCAAGGAAGCCGGGCAGGTCACCGACACCATCGTCACGGCCAACGTGACGAAGATGCGGGCGCGCTGCTGGGGCTACGGCAAGGCGATCTGGCTCGCCAACCACGACACCTATCCGCAGCTCGCCGGCCTGTCGATCGGCATCGGCGCCGCGGGCGCGCTGGTCTACCAACAGAGCATCGTGGAGGACCGGCCCGACATGCTGCTGGGCCGCCCGATCTTCTACACCGAGTACGCGGCCACCCTCGGCGACCAGGGTGACATCATCCTGGCCAACTTCGCCGAGTACCTCGAGGGGCTCTACCAGCCGCTGCAGTCGGCGGAGTCGATGCACGTGCGGTTCGCCAACCACGAGCGGGCGTTCAAGTTCTGGCTCCGGAACGCCGGCGCCCCGTGGTGGAGGACGGCCCTCACCCCAGCGAAGAGCACGGCCACGCTGTCGCCTTTCGTTGTGGCCGACGCGCGGTAACAACCACTGCTCGGGGGCGCCAACCTGGCGCCCCCCGGCCTGAACGGTGAAGGAGAACACACAATGGCCGTAGCATCCACCACCGCCATGCACCTCCGCGCCAACGCGGAGCGCCGCCTGGTCCTCCACGATCCCGCCGACGCCTCGGCGGCGCAGCTCGTGGACCTCGCGCAGCCACAGGGCGCGAGCACGCAGTGCCTGGCGATCGCCAACTTCCGCAGCTTCCTGGCGGCCGTCACCCTGGTCAGCCAGAACGGCGGCGCCGACGCCATCACCGCCTTCTCGATCTACGCGGCGACCTCCGCGGCGGGCGCCGGTGGCGTCCCCGTGGTGACGCACGCCCTGGGCTCGGCCCCCAACGCCATCGGCGACGTGGTCAACCTCGAGTGCAACGTCGAGCAGATCCGCGAGACGCTGGCCACGGCGACGCACGTCGGGGTGTGGCTCGACTGCACCCACGCCGACGACAAGGTCGCGGTCCTGTTCGAGCGCGGCGACCCGGTCCATCCGCGTGACCTTCTCACCGCCGACTACATCTCCTAACGGCGCGCGCGGCTGCGGCGCGGAGGACTGACTGATGATTCGCACGGCGCTTTACTCGAGCCAGAACCCCGGCGGCCTCTTCGCCATCGAGGACATGTCGCTCACCACCGGGGCGCGGTTCTACGTGCACTCGGGGACGGGCACCAATGCCGCCGGCTACGGCACCAACCCGGATTCGCCGGTCGCCACGATCGACTACGCGATCGCGCTCTGCACGGCGAGCAAGGGCGACATCATCTACGTGATGCCGGGCCACAACGAAGGCCTCGGCGACGCCCAGATCGCCGTCGACGTGATCGGCGTCCAGATCATCGGCCTCGGCAAGGGATCGCTGCGGCCGCGGATCGACTTCGACCACGCCAACGCCAGCATCGACGTCTCAGTGTCGGGATGCCAGATCAGGAACCTGGTGCTCCTGCCTTCGGTCACGGCGGTGCTCGTCGGGATCGACGTGATGGCGGGTGCGCTGGACACGGTCCTCGAGGACATCGAGATCCTGCCGGGCGAAGACGGCGCCGGCGTCGACGAGATGGCGGTCGGGATCGACATCAAGGCCGGCTGCACCAGGACCGTGGTGCGCCGGGTGAAGCACCTCCAGCACGCCTCCGTCGCGGGCAACGTTGCCTGCGTCAAGCTCACCGGGGCGAGCGACGACGTACTGATCGAGGATTGCTACCTCGAGTCCTTGGGCGCGGCCTCGGTGGCCCCGATCAACGGGGACACCACCCTCTCCACGAGGGTGCTCATCCGGCGCAACCTCCTGGTCTCCGACGCTCAGCCGGGGATCGAGCTCCTGACGCTCACCACGGGCGTCATCGCCGATAACTCCATCTTCAGCAACCTCGCCACCATCGCCGCGGCCATCGCGGGCAACGGCGGCGCGCTGTCGACGGCGCAGTTCCGGAACGAGTACATCGAAGTCGGTCCGGAGCGTGGCGCCCTGATCGGTACGGCCTCGGCCGACGACTAGCCGAGGAGAGGACCTGGTCCTGACCGAGCGCGGCTACAGGCAGTCCGCGCTCGGCCGGGTCCTACAGATCAAAATCTTCGCCCCCGGCTATCGCCCACTGGGATGGCGCGAGGTGTGGGAGAGGTTCGCGGCGGCGTACCCGGGGAAGTGGGCGGTGCAGTGCTTCCCTCCCGCCGACCAGCTCGTGGACGGGAAGGCGGTCTATCACCTGTTCGTCTGCGATGAGCCGCCGGCGGGCCTCAACATCCGGTAGAGAGGACATCGGTGAACGGTGATACGCGCCGGCGACCTTCGGACCCGCGGCATCATTGAGTCCCCCGTCGACACGCCGAACGACACGGGTGAGCCGGTCCGGACGTGGGCGACGTTCGCCAACGCCTGGGCCGAGGTGAAGCCCCTTTCCGGTCGGGAGCAGTTCCTCGCCCAACAGGACGCCTCGCTCGTCCAGTACCGCGTGCGGCTCCGCTACCGCGCCGGCATCACCCCCGCCATGCGCTTCCGCGTGGGGACGCAGATCCTCGACATCGAGGCCGTCCTGCAGCCCGACGGGCAGCGCATCGAGACGCAGCTGCTCTGCCTCGAGCGGAAGGTCGGCGCCTGATGGCGCCTTCCCCGGTGCCTGCGGCGACCGCCGCCGCCGCCGTCTCTGGGCTCCTCGGCCTGCTCGTCGTGCTGGACGCCCTCGTGGCCAAAGAGGAAGACCCGTCTCTGACCAACGAGCAGGCGCTCGCCGTGGGACGTCAGCGTACGGACGCCTGGCTGGACGGGGCCGACTGATGGCGACTGAGATCATGGTCGAGGGCGCCGACGAGTTGGCCCGGGCACTCCGCAAGCTGACGGACGAGGCGCGCACGAGCGTCCTGGCAGGCGCCCTGGCGCCGGCGGCGCTGCCGGTCCTGCGGGCGGCGCAGGGCTTCGCACCGAAGGGCGCGACGGGCGACCTGGCGCAGAGCCTGGAGATCCGCTGGGGGAAGTCGGACGCGGACCACGCCGACGTCGCGATCGGGTCCTTCGGTCGCTCCGGCATGGCGCGCGGCAGCGAGAAGCTGGGGCCGAAGTCCTACCAGCACGGCTTCGTCGAGCTGGGGACGGCGCACAACCGGGCGCATCCCTACCTCCGGCCGGCGCTGGACAGCACGAAGGACCAGGTGGTCGCCAAGATCACACACTGGCTCCGCCACCTGCTGAGCACCGTGGGGCCGGCCACGTGAGCCTCGAAGCCGAGCTCGTCACGCAGATGAAGGGCCACGCCGGGCTCTCGGCGCTCGTGGGCGCTCGGGTTTACCCGGGCCTCCTGCCGCCGCAGCCGACCTACCCGGCCGTGACGTACACCATCGTCTCCGACGTGCCCGAGCACGCGATGGGCACGGATCCGGGGGCGAAGACGGCCCGGGTGTCGGTCACGGTGTGGTCGCTGAGCTATAAGGCCGCGAAGGACTGCGCCGACCAGGTCGTCGCGGCCCTCTCGCGCTACCGGCACGCCAGCGCCCCGACGATCTGGGACACGCTGATGGACAACCAGCTCGACACGTACGACGACACGGTCCGCGCGCACGGCGTCGTGACGGACTTCCGGGTCTTCTACTCCGAGGCGTGAGCCATGGCCACCGAGATCGTCAGCAATGCGCTCGTCCTCGCCGGAGGGTACAACCTCTCCGGCGTGATGAACGCCGTGACCGTGACCGAGGCCGCCGACCTCAAGGACGCCACGGTTCTCTCCTCGTCGGGCCGGGTGCGGAAGGCGGGGCTCGCCTCTGTGACGGCCCGGGTCGAGGGCTACCGCGAGGCCACGGCCGATACCGGGCTCGCGGCGGGGCTCGCCCTGACCGACGCGCCCTTCAGCGTCGTCCACAAGAACACCGAGAACGAGATCGCCTACTTCTTCAAGGCGCTCTGGGCCGAGATGAACCCGATCGCCGGGGCCGTAGGCGAGATGGCCCGCATGAGCCTGACGGCGGAGAGCAGCTCGGGCGCCATCACCGCCCCGGTCGCCGGCGCCCTGGTCCGGCCCCTGATCCGCGGCATCCTGGGCGCCCACCAGACGGCGGCCGAGGCCACCGGCACCAGCACGCCCTTCGAGCTCGGGGCCGTCAGCGCGACGCAGTACCTCTACGCCGCCCTGCACGTCTACGGGGCCTCGGCGGCGGACACGCTGGACGTCACGCTCGAGAGCGACGCGCTGGCCACGTTCCTGAGTCCGACCACGCAGCTCACCTTCGCGCAGAAAACGGCGATCGGCTACGAGTGGGCCACGCCGGTCGTGGGTGCCCCGATCACGGACACGTTCTGGCGCGTGAAGTGGACCATCGGCGGCACCCTGCCGTCGTTCGCGTTCGCCGTCACGTTCGGCATTCTCTAGGAGGGTAGACCGATGGCCACGTTCGTCCTGACCGATGCGCTCATCTTCGTGGGGGGGACCGAGTTCTCCGACCACCTGAAGAGCGTCGAGGTGAACTACTCGAAAGAGGTCAAGGTCACCACCGCGATGGGCGACACCGGCCAGCGGCGGAAGACCGGCCTCGCCGACTGGAAGGCGACCTGCACGTTCTA